TTGGTATAGAAAAACACCGCCATCTTGCCTCGGTTGTCTTCCATCCAGCTCTCGTTTGTCCAGCCTGCCACTTCGTTTTTCATGCTAATTCCTTGAGTTTGAAAGCAGTTTCCTGCATTAGTCCATCACCGTAAAACACCACTTCAGCGTCTTGCGTTTCTATGAATTTCTCCATTTCAATCGCAGATTGAAGCATCTGGTGCGTTGTCTGGAATGTTCTCAAACCAACTCTGACCATGATTTTAGTCTGATCTTTGCCAGTGTGAGCACCTGCGTGGCGGTTTTTTACAAACGAACAATCCATGCCATGAATGTCAAATCTGCGAAACCCTAAAGCCGCTGAAACATTCATTGCCCGCATTCCTACGCTCGAACCGCCACCTATCAGGCTTTCCATCCCCTCGGGGTGGTGCTGGGCAACCCATGCCACCGTCTCGAAATCATCTCCATTTACCAAATGCCATACCTTAACATTTTTCCCTTTAAGGGTCTCCCAAAAGTCTGGGTGGCAAACTGATGCCATCAGGTACTTTGTGTTTTTCTGAGGCTTTTTCAGCATCTGCGCTTTGTGCGCTCTGGGGTCACAGTCCACATGGAAATCAGGGATAACGCCTCTTTCCACCAGATAGTCATGCGCCCCTGAGACCGTCATTATTGGGTGCTTAAGCTGCCGCCATGTGTCCTCAAGGCTTGGCCCGTAACACGCAATGGTCATGCGCCGGTCGTTGAATTTGCCCTTTTTCTTGAGCAGGGGCAAGTGCATTGACTTTGCCATTTGCTCATGGCGCTCGGCGTTAGTTAAGACCCCTTTAAGCATTCCACCCTCATGTCACGAAATGGGAAATGGTATCGAGGCTCGCAAAATGTGATGTTTTGCATTCCTACCGATTCCAGCATATCTTGCAATGGGCGCTGAAACCAGCCCCAATGGTGGCACATAGCTTCACTCTTGTACTTGGGGTCTCCATACAGCGCATTTAGGGTCATAAAGGGCTGTAACGGCTCTTTTTTAACCACGCAGTTGTGGACATAGGCAAACACCTTGTCCATGCAGGGAAGTTCTAGGATCATCTTGCCGCCGGGCTTTAGCACTCGCTTCCACTCGGTCAGCAGGTCATAGACCTCCCACTCGTAAAAGTGCTCTAAAACGTGGATTGCTGCCACCGCATCGGCTGAATCGGTCGCCAGTTCAAGTTTTCTTAGGTCACATTGGATGTCTGCAATATCTGAATGCAGGTCTACGTTTATCCAACCGTCCCATTTCTTTTTTCCGCATCCAAGGTTGTAGGCCGTCTCGTAGCTATCTTCCACTTGTCGATCAGTGTTTGAGGCGAGAATTCTTCCTTCACGAACTTCTGTGCCTTGGAAATAAGTTTTTCCATGTCCTGTGTTTTCGTCCATTCGATGCCCTCTTTGATGTTGCCGATGTAGATCGGGAAACCCTCCAAGGCTGGATGCGGCTCTGCAACCACAAAACACCCTTGCCGAATTGCCTCAATTGCCCTGTTTGCGCTCTTGTAAGGAGCTGTGGCAGGAATCACCACTATATCGGCTCGGGCAAATTCCCTCAGCATGGTCTCATGCGACCAAGGGATTGCCCCATCAAAGTTTGATACCACCGCAAAAGGATAACCCTTGAGGTCTGGCAGTATGCGTTGCAGGCTTTCACGGTTGACATGATGCCCATACCAAAGCAAATTAACCCCATTGCAGTGCGGTGGCATCTCGGGGTATTCATAAGGGTCAGGGATTACCGTGGCATCCCGTCCCAGCTCTTTAATTCTTTTAGCCATCTCAGTAGTTGAGCAGGTCACCGCATCCGCTAAACGCAATGCCTCTTGGTAGTGCATCCAATCAAAATGGTCATCACAAAAGTCCACCACCACCCATGCGCCTCGGGCTTTGGCTCTTGCCATCACCATCAGCTCATTGGCTTGCGGCTTGGCAAACACCAGCGTGTCAGCGGTCAGGTCGTTCTGGCTTGCCCAGTCTCCCGCTGGTATCTTGGCTCGGTAGCGCCAGCTTGCAGCGTTCTTGTCGCCCCAATGGATGAATGATGTGCGATTGTTTAGCTCTGTCTTGCCATTGATGATGCCGCCCAGCTCCATCATGTTTTGCTCGCGCTTCTTGATAATGGCTTGGATCAGGCCATGCCCATGTCCATTAAATACCGCATCTGGCAAGTAATCGTAGTAGGTCTGGAAATGCTCGGCTTGCAACGCCATTGCTGTATTGCAGTAAAAGGTTTCGCCTTGCGGGTCAATCTTGACCTCAACCAAACTGTCGCCCTCTTTGATTTTTTCGCCGTTGACCCTAAGCATCTGATCCTCATTACAGGAATCAAAGCCAAACAGCTCAAACTGGCGGTAGCCAAGGACGTAGAACAGCGATATAGCCCTCAAACCAGAAGTTGTGCCTCCACCTATCAGCATGGAGTTTTTAGGGCGGTCTTGGCCCTTTTTGACGTATGGATGCCATATCGTGACCTGATACCCATTAAGGTTGTCAAACAACGCTGGATGGCACTGGCTGGCAATCATGTAATGCACTTCTTTGCGTGGCTTGTAAAACGCAATGCGGTGCTCTTGTGGGTCAATGGCTAAGGCATAGTCGGGTATCACGCCTTGGGCAATAAGCCAATCGTGTGCGCCCTTGATCGCCACAATGGGCGACCCCGCCGCTTTCATCTTTTTAATGACCTCTATTTGACCCCTAACGCTTGGTGCGCTTGCCACCAACAAGATCGGCTCAGTCTTTATAGGCTGGGCTTCCTTGATCTGCGGATAACCTCTGGCGATTGCCGCATCCATGTGGGCAAACAGTGTCTCATCATCAGCGACACATTTTCCGGTTATTTTTAAGGGTACAGAACTCATTAAAAAGACACCCCGCTTTATGGGCAGGGTGTCAATCTGGTTTAGCCTGCGCCAACCATGATCAAGCCTGCATTGTTGACCATACAGAATGGTGCTGATGCAGAAGTAGCCGATGTGTTAGCCACGATACCTTGGATGAAACCAGCAGACACGGTTGTGTCATCCAGTGAACCAGCGGTAGAAGTGGTGTACAAAGGCACTTTAGGGTTGCATCCAACCAACAAATTAACCTGCAACATACCGTTCAAGCCAACCCAGCCGTAATAGCTAGAGGCAATCGCGGTTTGTGCAAAGCCAACCATGTTCCAGCCCAAAGCCGCAGCGTTTGTGGTGGTCACAGGCACAGCTCGCATCACAGGAGTAGAACTCGCTGAGTTTGCAAATGTGGACATGATCACCGCATCAAATGCGTTGATAGTGGATTCGGCGCGGACAAACATATACACGCCGTTGTTGGAAGTGTTCACCCGTGTACCGGGGGTAACGGGGAACAAAGTGGTTGAACCAGCAGAAGTTGACGCATAAGTAGCGGTCAAATCAATACCAATTTTTCCATCGGTGACGTAATCAGCCATGATTTTGCTCCTTATTCAGTCATCACGCCTTGGAACTGGAGTCCCGAGGCAGTCATATTGCCAGCCCAGCCGATCAAGCGCACGATTGCGTCCTGATTGGTAGACATACGCTCATCACCGATAGGAACGAAATTCCGATTGGCGTGAGGACGGAAGAAAATGTACTTCGTGTTAAGGAAGTAACCAGTGGATGTCGGAATATTACCGCCGATACCACCGTCAAGAACAACGTCAGCGTTCATGTACTTAGAAGCAACAAAGCCTAATTCAGCCATCTTGCTTGAGCCGGGGAAACGCTGGATGTTTTGCAGGGAAGACATAAAGAAGCCCCACAAGTTGTTGTCCAACAAGATCAAATCGACAACATCAGAGCCGCGACTTGTCTTTGCATACAGGCGGTTAAAACCGGTCTGAATGTTGGAGCTGGAAGCAGATGCGCCCAGATCGCCAGAAAAGTCAAAGGTCTGGTTTTGCCAGAATGACCAAGTTGCACGGTCAATGCCGCCAACCACACCAGTGGATGGAGACGCAACCACCATAGCTTGCAAACCAGTGATTTGCTTACCGTTGTTGGCTGTACCGTCAGAATAGATACCAGTAGAAATCAAGTTCTCAATGGATGCCTCGGCAACGTCCAAACGTGCGTCAAACAAATCGATGATCTGTTCTTCGCCGCTGTTTTGGAGCATTTCCAAGCCATTGATAGTGACTGCTACGGCTGCCTGTTTAATCGGGAACTGAGCCGCACTGATCACGTCCGCTGGGGAAATGTTCAATACTTCAGCGCCTGAGTAGTACATGGCTGTTGAGTTTGCTTGAAATGACAACTCTTGCAGAATTGTCGATCCACCTGTGAAAGGCTTGTAACGGCCTTTTTCGCGCAGGCGAGTCAGCAACGCATTGTTTTTGGTCACGTTATCGGCAACGATGCCCGAGCGTGATTCAATGGTAGTTGCTAAAACGTCTGAGTAATTACTATTGGCGTATGCCATGATTTACTCCTTGTTTAAAAATTTGCCGACCGTAACGCATTTGCGATAACAGCTCGGCGGTCTGATTGACTGATTGGGCCAGAGATTGCACCGCCTGGTGCGCCCCTTACCTGTACAGCCGCTTGTCTTGCCTTTTGAACCTGATTCTGTGCGGCGTAGCTTTGTTGCTGTTGAGCAAATAAACTTTGTGCCAATTGTGGATCAAGTCTTACAGCGGTGTCATATGCCACTTGCAATTTCTCGCGTTCTGACATATGACTGATGTCCCCTAGAACTTGCGGCGCTTGGAGAAGCGACAGCATACGGTCTTGGACTGCCTCAAAGTGTGCGTTTGCGGGGTCGCTCGCAAACTGCTGGATTACAGAGAGTGCTCTGTTTTCATTCTGTTTCTGTGCCTCGTACTGGCTCTGCGTGATGTGTTGCGTGAGCTGCTGTACTTGTTGCGCCAGTTGATTGTAATGAGAATCTTGCTGTGGTGGGGCTTCGCCGCCAAAATAAGCAGCCACTTGATCCAATGGGATTTGAAACTGCTGAATCATTTGCGCGACCGCTTGCGACTTTTGCTGTGGTGTGCCTGTTCTCAGCAATGCCGCAGTCTGAAGCAATGGGCCAATCGCTTGTGCCGGTGTACTGTTCTCGTTCCGCAAAATCCATTCATACGGTGCAAATTGCTCAGTGATTGCCCGAGCTTCTGCGTCCCGCTGTTTGTATGAGGTAATGCCCTTTTCGTAATCGGCATCCCGCTGAGCAAAGGCTTGCTGTAACTCAGGCGGTGCTTTTTCCCAATGCTCCTTTAGCTCAAGGCGCAGGCTTTTGGGCATCTCAGCTCTAGGCTTGTCTGCCATTTGCGGCGCTTGGGTCTGGTCAGTCGGGAACTTAGGGGCAAACTTACCGCCCTCTCGGGGCTGGTTTGCGGCGTGTTTGCCACGGTTTGTCGGTGTCTTGGTCAGTGCTTCACGAATCGTGTCGGCTCTGCTTTGCGGCTCGGCTGGCGCTGTTTGGGGCGCTTCGACCGCTGGGGTTTCGGGTGCTGGTGTATCTACTGTGTCGGGTGCGACAACTTCGTTTTCCATCACTTCATCCTTTTCATTTGTTCCAAAGTCATTTTAATCATCTCCTTGCGCTCAGGCATGGGACGGTTGTGTAAACGGTTTGCCATCTCTACGTTTAGGTTAGACATCTTAACAGGTGCAATCGGTGCGCCGGGTCGGTCAAACTCTTGCACGGTCGCCAATTGCCCGCGCAGCCGGTCTCGGTGCGCTTCCTTTTTCTTGTTCCACTCTTGCTGGGCATACTTAACGTCAGAATGTCCCATCTCGATTGAATCGGTGCGCTTGAGGTGGTCACGCCACTGTTTTCTGCCTTCAATCATTACGCCATCAGGCGACATGAACGGGGCAATATCGCCCATCACTGCGGTGTATTCGCCAGATCGACCCTTAGACTTTTCGTAAGGCTCGCTACCGTCAGATGGAAATACCCAAGTTGTTCTCACATAAGCTCCAAAATCATTGCGACATCTTCTTCATCACGTTTTAGCTTAACACGCACTTCAAGGTCTTTGACCCGTTGCATGAGCAAATCATAATCAATTTGTTTTCTGACCGCAACCTCTATTGTTTGCGCGGGTGCTGTGGTAATTTCTTCTCTGACCTCGGGCGGTAAGCCAAACAACGCTTCTTGCAATTTACGTTTACGCTGCGCCTCTAGCTTTCGGTCTTTTGCCCATTGTTCATCACGCTTCTTTTCGTCAAAGCCAAAGTGACCACCAAGCAAAATGTCTTCGACTGGCGGTGGCGCTACACCTGCGCCTATTGTGGCAAATGGCAGCTCCGCAAACGATGCGTAACCAAACATTTACGCTCCCCAAGTGGCAGATGGTGCGCTTGTTACCCACAGACCTGTTGCCGAGCTGTAAACCAATATATCGCCATTGTTTGGGTTTTGTGCCGACACATCGTGCAGCTCATCCATCTCGTAACCGTTTTGCACCTTGACAATCAATTTGCCGTGAACTGGGTGAGCATGGGCAACAACAGCCACATAGACAAGATGCTGTGGCGCATATGGCTTGGTTACGGTCAAAGCTCCTGCCGTGGTCGGGCTTAAATAAAGTTGCACCCCATCGGTATATGCTGATGTGTCAAGGTCATCAACCAACCCAATGATGGTTACATAACCATTAGAGTTGTTGTCCAAGTCACTTGTTATCAATCCCAAAGTCTGCGCTGATGTGGCATCGCTTGTCGCCAATGCTTTAGAAACAGTCGGAAGCTGTCCTGTTGCGCCTGAGATATATACCGCTGTTCCCTTTGTTAAGGTTGCACCTGTTGAATTGCGTACTCGTTCAACAAGTACAGAGGCTGGAGACGTTTGCGACACCGCAAGGTCAACAACCGATCCAGTTGCAGTAACAATGACGCTTCCATCAGAGGATGCAATTGACGTTACGGTGTGTTCAGCAGGCAACGTGACAAATACATCCTTTGTGCCAGCCGCAAGATCAAGTTTTGAGCCTGTGGATGAGGAAATTACAATCGTTCTGGCTAGTGTCCCGCTAGAGTAAGTACCGATCCCCACCTCCCATTGCGTACCGCCTGCAATGGTGTAGTAGGTAGTATTGGCGTTGCCAATGACCGCAAATGACTGAAAGCCCTCAACCGAGCCATCTAGCGTGATCGTCCCAGTCCCTGTGGAAGTGGTAGTCTGTCTTACCCGATCAGCAAGGACAAGGCTCATGCTGTTTCTACGCCTATGACAAGACCGTCAGCACCCCTGATGACTTTCTTGGGTGCGTTGAGCCTTTGCATAGCCTCACCAATGTTCTGCATAGATTCACCATGCAGGTTTGCCATGTTGTCGTGCAAGGCGGTTATTTTGTCCATTGCCTGAACAATCGTGCCGCCCAACTCATTGGTTATTTGTGCAGCCGCTGCTTCAACCACTGGTAAGTCGATGCCAGGGTTGCTACCAATCCTTGCCACCATGATCTTAGTCGCTGCGTCAAGTTCTGCTTTCCATCGTTCATATTCTTCTTTCCCTGCCATCTCTCTGGCTTTGATTTGAAGTTCATTGTTCTGCTTAACAGTCTCAAAATCGGCTTTCATTTGCGCCAATTGCATCTCAGCCTCGACTTTTGCTTGGTGCATCTGCATCTCAAGCTGCGCCTTGCCTTGTTCAATTTGAGCCTGCGCTTGCATCTTCATTTGCTCAGTCTGGGCTTGCGCTTGCATACGCATCTGTTCTGCTTGCTGATCAGCTTGCATTTGTAGCATCTCGGGCGGTGGGCCAGGCTGTTGTTGAGCCGCTTGGTCTGCCTTGTCTTGCAAGGCTTTCATTGCTCTCTCGACCGCGCTCTCCAAACCGCGACCGGCTCTAAATCGGCGTACAAGGAATAACAGCATCTCGGAGGCCATTGGCAAGGTCTCAGGCGCTTGGCTAATCATTGGGATTGCTTCACGCAAAAACAAGCCAATAGCTTGGATGGCCTCTTGTGCGCCCTGCTTCTCTGCTTGCTCATCAATCTGAGCCAAGCTGTCAGCCTCAACCGCAATATGGAAGTCGCGGATGGTGCTGTTAGACAACATCTCCAATGCCGCTTGCAACCTTTGCGGGTCTTGACCGTCTGGTGTATTCATCACGCCAGACATCTGCACAATCAGCTCAGGCGGGTAGAACTTACAAATAACTTGCGCTTTGAGCTTGAAGATGTCAGTGGCAAACTTAGCTACATCTGCTTGACTGCTCTTTAACCGCAAGCTACCAAAGTTGGCTTTGAGCTGTTGAGCGCCAAGGGTTTCTTGGGCTTTGGACGATCCACGCAAAATGTCCGATATGCCCATAATTTCGTAGATCGACTGCTTGACTTGTTCTCTAGCGGCGTACAGCTCACGCAAGGTCACAATGATCTGCGAGGTGTCCATCATGTCGATAGCGCCCTTTAAGCCGCCTTTTTCCGACATTGCCGCCCATCCAGTGACAGGGAACAACTTGTTGTCCACGCCCTCGCTGAACATCCGCGCCAGCTCTTTAAACTCAGCATTGAACACGCCGACCGCTTTACAAGCCTTTGTCAGCAAGTAAATGCGTTGTGTCAGGTTATCCAACTCTTGCGCTTGATCCTCGTACTCACAGTAATCAGGTACAGGGATCATTGTGCCGGTGGTGGTGGTTGCCATCAACGGCTTAGGGCATGGGAAGAATTCTTCCAGCTCTAACGGGTCATCACGCTCATCTAATGCTTGTGGATAACCTTTGGCAATCCAACAAACCTTAGCCGTGCGCTTGTTCCAAATCTCATAGACCATTGCCTTTTTGTCATAGGTCATCTTGGCGGTCAATGGATTCTTGCCGTCCATGTCGGTGTTTGAGCTGGTCAGGCTGACGTTGTTGAATACGTCACCAAAGCGCTCGACACCCTCCTCCTTGGTCATGTAGACCGCCCGAGCTACCCACCACACCTCATCCCATGTGCGGGCTGGTGAATGCAAGAAGTCTGACCAGTAAACGTAATCAATAGGGCTATGAGCTGCATCAATGCGCTCTGTTGGGTCTTCAATCGTGTTGTAGACCTGCGCCTCGTCCTGTTCCATCTCGCCCTCAACCTCGGGGCGGTCGTTGACAATCACAGGCTCGTACCGAATCCATGCTGTGCCGCGACCGGGCAGCAATCTATCCTGCACTGCGCCACTCATTGCCGCATCAAAATCACCGAATTGCATGGTCTCGTATTCCATGACACGCTCGAGCATCGTGGATGCCAATCGACCCACAGGGTCTTGATCCATGTATCTGCGTGACACCTCAGGCTTGGCTTGTCTGCCATAGAGAGCCGGAAAAAGCACTTGGATGTTTGACCACAGGATGTTGAACTTCATCCTTGGCATCTCGATGGCATCCCGTTCATCCCGATACCGCTTGACAACCTTTAAGCCGCGCTTTTCCCACTTATCAAATATCTTGATGGCGGTCTCAATCTGGTCATGCCAGTACGGGCCTGAGTCTTCCCCCTCGTATGCGCCGTTTTCTGCGTACATATCAGTTACCGCTAGAGAAGAAGAACGTCACATTTAATGTGCTGCCTATGGTTGCGTGTAGGCTTGTTCCCACGTTGGCAGGGAATCGGTGAAACCCAATGGCTGGCGTGATCGTGCCAGACATGACCGTACCGCTTGAGCCACCATCTTTAAGCACCAAAGTGCCTGAGCTGGTGCTGTTAACGTAGAAACCAATCAACTGGCAAGGGCCTGTGCTGACTGCGCCTGTTTCGGTGATGTTTTTGTATCCACCTACTTCTGCTACTGGCTGGCTCATATGCGTTCCTCTTTATGTTGCATCTCATAGTCCCACAGCTCATCAAGTGTGATGGTTTGCAGGGTCTTGCCCTTGGGCGGTGTTTGATCTCTTGCCTCTTGTCGATAGGCTACTGCCAACATTCTAAACGCATCTGCGGGGTGTGAGCACCAGTCGTGGCGCGGAGTTTGACGAAAAGTTTTCTTATCTTCATCGTATTCCCGCTGGTATTGCCTTAACGCTTCCAGCCCCTCATCGCATCTAGAGTCAAAGTAACAGATGGGCAGAATCATCCGCACCGCTTGGATGCCGTCTTGGATGCCAATCTCAGGCACTATTGCCAGTTTGCTTATGCCGCCCAGATGTGCAGCCAATTGCTCAACAATCGACTTGCCCCCCGAGGCCAAGGTTTTGGCTCTGGCATCATGCGGCAAGAAATGGCGGGTGTATCGGTAACCCTTGGCTATAACCGTATTGGCTAATTCCTCAATGCTTGCGCCTGATACAGCGTAATAGTCCATTACCCTGATCTCACCCCTGACCACCTGATACCACCAGATTGCGGTATCGTCTCGATAGCCTAAGTCCCATGCCGTGAATACTGGCGAGTCAGGCTCAAACGGTAGCTCACAAATCCTGCCCTCATCATCAGCAAGGCGCATTTCCTGACCGTAAAACGCACCAAGGATGGCGGCATCAAAGCTGCACTCATACTCTTGGTCGTATTGATCTTGGCTTAACTGTGACCGAGCCGCTTGCAATTCTGAGTCTGGCAATAGCTTGGACACCGAGGCCGGTAGGCGTAGCAGAAACCAGTCTGGCACTACTTGGCTGACCTTGTAGATGTCGTGGAACTGGTTTTTGCCCTTTGGCGTTCCCCCAAACACAGCCCAGCCCAACCTGTCACTCAAACAAGGCCGAATGATGTTTCCCCAAACGCTTGGCCTGAAATCACCGTATTCGTCCATGTAAACGCCGTTGAAGCCCATGCCCCGCATTGAATCAGCGTTATCTGCCCCGAACAGCATGATCTTTGCGCCGTTCACCAGCTCGACCGCTAAGTCAGCTTCATTGGTGTTTTTGGTGATTGGTGCTGCGTAGTGCTTGAGGTAATCCCATGCCACCCGCTTGGCTTGGCTTCTAAACGGGGCTATGTACGCATACTGTGCGCCCTTGCCGCTTTCAGTTATGGCTCGTTTGATCAGGTCGTTGATTGCCGCTACGGTCTTTCCAGCTCTACGGTGGGCAAGTAGGCATGACCATCTCTCAGTCCTCAAATGGAATGGCATGAAAGCCGCCCTTGGGTGGTAAGGGATGATTACTTCACGCCGCCCCATGTCACCACCATTTCTACCGGCCCATCATCCTTGCCAGTGATCTCTGTCCTTGCCAACTTGGGTACATGGTATTCAACTACCGATTGGAATAGCTCAAAGGCTTTGGCAGGGTTAGGTTTTATGTCAGCCTCGGGAATGCCATTAGCAACGTCATCAAGCCATTGTGCAAGTCGGTGAGCATTACCATCCACAAACATTGCTATGGCCTCTCTAGCTTGCGCTGTGACCTTATTAGGCACACCCGCAGCCCGACCACCGGCCTTCTTTCTAGTTTTAACTACTTTAGTTTCGTTATTCATAATAAAGCATTAGTTACTCTGTTGGAACAGGGTATCTTAACTCTTGCCCTGTCGCAAATGGGCTTTGACCTGAGCCAATACGTTTTTGGGCATAGTCCTGTGCTTTTTTGTATATCTCTGGCGTTGGCTCTATTCCCATTCTTAACAGGTCAATTTCCTGTTTGTTAAGGGTCGGCACTAGCAATGGGTGTGACACCATTTTGCCGTCTTGTTCATAAGCGCTTGAAAACTCGGTCATTGCCCCGCCTTGGTTTACAGGTATCTCACCAAAGAAACCTTTGCCTTTCAATGTGCCATCAGTTATGTTTTGTCCAGTTTCCAAATACCGTGCGCCGCTAAGACTAGGCTCTCGGCTTAACGCTTGGGCTAATAGGCTGTAATCAGGCATCTGCAACCTCTTTCATTTTAATCAGGCCGTTAAGCATTCTGCTTTTGGTGTTATGCCATTGCTTGCTAAAGTCACAATCCTGATAGTGCTCAAACTCAGGTATGCCTAGCGTGTAATGTGCAATTCTGGCGCTCTTGTTGTCTTGTTCGCCAATCAGTACGTTCCATTCTTTCGGTAGCTCACCGATAAGTGAATCGGGCAACCAACCGAAACGGTGCAAGTCTGAGCCGCTGTGGTCGTCCACAAAGTCAGGTGTCAGCACTCGGTTTCTTGGGTGGTCACAATTCCACAGAATTAGGCTTGACCAATTCTTTCTAGGGTAATCCCTGTTTGCCGCTTCCATCGGTGTGCCAATGTATTTCTTTGGGTGCTTGGTCAGGTAATTGTGCTTAACCACTTGCACTGCCTTAGTCGGGTCAAACAACTTGGCAAGGTCATCAATGTTGGACAGCATCAGCATATCGCTTGCGTCCAAGAATATTGCCTTGCCGGTGAACTTGGTAAAGTAGGGTACTAAAAACCGTTGATAAGTGAATGCGTTTGTGCCGTCTCGCTGTGTACCGTATAACGGTGTTATGGCGACCGGCTCGCTGGTGCGCTCAATCAAGCTCTGGCAGAACACATGGTAGCCAACAGCTTCCCTTGGGTCATAGCCAGCAAATATTCTGATCATTTTAATGACAATAGATAGATTGTGCTGTCAACCAGTGCGGCAATCTCATCCACAATGTTTTGCAAATGACTATCGTCTGGCAAAGCATCACGGTTTTTTTCTATGTAGGTTTTGATGCTGGCAAGGTACTTTTGCGGGTCTTTGGCGTTGTGAAAGTTCTCAGGAAAATCCTTGATCTTTTCGTAACAGCCTGAGTATGCCTCTGCGTAGCTATCAGCCAAATCAACAATGGCTGGGTAGTATTTACCCAAAGCCTTATGCGTGGCGTATGAATCGGTGCTCAGGTGCATGAAATGCGTCACCGTGGAGCTGTGAAACAGCGTGGAAATAAAGTCGGCTACGTCTTTTTTCATGGTTATCCTAAAAAAAGCAGGGGTCAATGCCCCTGCAAAGGAGACAACTGCGGCTCAATTGTAAACGCTGGAATCGGCACGTCAACAGGCCATAGTCCTTGAATGTACAGTTTTTTTACGGTGGCAATGTGTGCTTGTTCCCACATTTCTTGCCGTTCTTCTTTGCTCATGTCTTTGCCTTGGTCAATCTTGTAATGGCATTTGAGGCATAGCGCAGCCACCAAATTGTCGTCAGCCTTAACGCCCCGACCTTTGCCACCACCCCAATTTGTGTGCGCCGCTTGCACCATGTTGCCCGACCCACAAGCTTGGCAATCAAGACCCGCTACCAGCTTCAACAGTTTTTTTGACCTTACATATTGATGTTTTTGGAACATGGATACACTTCTTTTTAGTTGCCGTTTTAAATGCTTGCGGTAATTATTTTGGGTCGGCCTTGTGCCGATCCCCTTTTTATTCCTCTAACGCCCGAAACTTTACGCCTTGCTGTGCGCCAAACATGGATGAAAGCTCAATCAGCTCGGTCATTTCTGCCACGCTCATTTTGCTTGTCCTTGCGCCAATGACCACAAACCCACCCTCAATGCCTGGCACGATTTTTTGCTTTTTCAGCGCAGCGGTCAGCACATCTTTCCATTCTTCCTTGGGTAACTTTTGACCGTACCAGACCACTTGCTGGGCAATGTCCTCAAGGTTTGCCCACATTAGCCGGTTTTGCTCAAGGCTTCTCACTTAATTACCCCAATCATGCGTAAAGCCGCATCAGGGCTGTCTACAACCGCCAATGCGCCGCCTTTCCAACTTCCATGCCACCTTAGCTGGTCTTTGTTTAAAAGTCGCGCAGACGGCGCTTTAAAGCCGTCCTTAACTTCCATAAGCAGGGTTTGGCCTTTATAGCCCACCAACAAATCAGGTACACCCTTGCCAACACTAGCCAAAGACTGCACCGTAGCGCCAGCCGTTCGTAGCGCCGTGACCACCGCCTCTTGATTTGCATCAATTTTTGCCGCCCTCATTGTTCATTCTCCTGCGTAGGTCATCAGCCGCGGCTTTACCTCGGCGTTTTTCAATATCGTCAATTGTTCTTTGCCACCAAGCGTAGGCTTCTCTCTTGCCAACCGCCTTGATTTTCGTTTTGTAGCGACTGATCCAATCCCTCGCTTCCATCGTCCGCAAGGTCTCCTGTATCTCTAAGCGCTGTTCGGATGACTGATTGGCTAAATTGTTCCCCGTCTTTGAGTCTGGCAAGGATTGAATTTGCAATTTGTCTGTGTTCATGATTCACTTAGGATTCTCCATGCTGTTGCTGCACATAGTGGGACTTGTCCATTTCCAAGGGCTTTAATTCTGTCCACTGCTCCGGCCAACCCATTAAAACTTCGTATGCCAATGGGTTTGGGTATAAGGTTGAGGCTTCCGTTCCATCGTCCCATGCCTTGTATTGAATCATTCTGCTTGCAAATTTGCTGTTTTTGCTTGTTCCTTTGTAGTCTGATTTCACGGGAGTTGGCAACAATCCAGATTCTGTCCCTCTGATGGACTGCTCCAACATCTGCTGCTCCCAGCACTCCCCATTTCGCATCAAACCCCATTGCGGCCAAGTCTCCAAGAACTCGTCCAAGTCCCCTAGAAGTGAGCATTGGTGAGTTCTCCACAAAGACGAATCGGGGTCGTACTTCACAAATGATGCGTGCCATTTCTTTCCACATTCCTGAAGCTTCTCCATCAATTCCTGCGCCTTTTCCTGCTGCACTAATGTCGGTACATGGAAATCCTCCCGAAACAACGTCAACAATTCCTTGCCACGGTTTTCCGTCAAAGGTTTGTACGTCATCCCAAATCGGGAAAGGCGGGAGAAGTCCGTCATTTTGTCTGGCGCACAGTACGCTTGCTGGGTAGGCTTCCCATTCAACTGCACAGACGGTTCGCCATCCAAGGAGCTTGCCCCCAAGTATTCCTCCACCAGCGCCTGCGAAAAGAGCCAGCTCATTCAAAATTCCTCCCCGACATCGTGCCAACTTTTGGCGGGTGTCTTTTTCTCAGTTTTATTCCATTGGTGCTTTGAACACTTGGGTTTTTCGCCATCAGAGTTGACTGACCAACGGTTTGGGCAACCTTGGACAGAACACATCAAACGCTGTGTGTCATCAAAAGAATCGTCTTTTTGCTGAGTAAACTTAGTTATTGCCATGATATTTCCCCTCTACGATTTTTGCAAAATTGCTTGGTTTTAGTATCCATTCCAAGTCGGCAACAAATGCCCGACCGTCCTTGCTGTTAACCCTGCCGGTCAAAAATCTGGATTTGCCAACAGATTGGAAAAACTCACCCCACCAGTTAAGCACATCAGATGCGGTAATGTCTTGCGATTGCGCCAACTCTGCCGCTACCTCCCGCCATCGTTGCCGTAGGTAACCAGCTCGGGTTTCGTTCCAAACCTCCACCCGCCGCATTGTGGGCAGATTCTGGTGGTACAGCTCAATGACTGCCTTGTGGTCACAGCCAGGTAACTTTTTTGCTGATTCAAGTTCACCGTCAGGTGGACATATAGAGGGTTTTAATTGGTTATTGGTTATTGGTTCTTGGTTATTGGTTAGTTGAACGTCCGTTGAACGTGCGCTCATCCTCCGTTCAGCAGATGCCTTACCAGCCCTTGATGCCTGATCAATTTTGCTGTGGAAATGCTTAATTTCTTTGTCTGCTCGTTGGTTTATCCACCCATCATCAGACAGGTTAAAAAACTCCTCAAGCACAGATTTAACCTCAATCTCGTACTCACGCATACCAATCTGCCGTGCAACAGCCGCTATACCGCTGTTCAACGGTCGTTCATGTAAATAGTAAAGATCAAGAAGTCGGCGATAAGCCAAATCTTCCATTGCATCAAGATGCTTTGTGTGACTGAGATAGTCACCAATATTAAATTGGTAATAGTGCATATAAACCTCACGTTGTCGGTCGCCGTTACAAAGAGACTGTGGCAGGGCGGTAACGAATCGCCTTTTCCCCCGCTAAGGGTAGCCAAGTCCACATTTTAATCTATTACAAACCACTGTGGTCGCAAATCTTTTAACTGGCGCAATCTCAGCTCTGGCACAGCTTTCCACAAGCACACCGCAACTCGGCTAATGCCTAGAATCTTTGCCAGCTCACTCTGTGAGCCTGCCAACTGAACTAATTGCTGTTTTGTCATGCGGTAATTCTATGTTAAGGCATCTAAACAACAAAACCCCCACAAAACAGTCAAGAATTAAATAAAGTGCTTGCATGATTGTTAATTTAACTTAACATACACCCATGCCCCAGCAATTTCGCATAGGGTCTTTTAGGAGTAAGTATGAAACACATTGAAACATTACCTTTTAACGATGCCCGCATCATGGTCAGAAGCGGTTTAGAGCATCTGCAAGTCACGCACTTTGATATGACCGAAAAGATGGATTGCTATTTTTGCCCTGTCAGCGGCAACTTGTGGCATTGCTACCTTGGTCAAGTTGACCTTTACAACATCCTTGCCGATACCGTGATTGCCCAGCTCGAGCGCGAATATGCGCCTTTGATTGAAAGGAATGACTATGTTTGAAATTGAGAAATACAAAAAACCCACCGATTGGGCGCAAGTAGCCCTTTGGATTGTGTCCATAGCCGCCATAGTGGTAGTTTTGCTTGACCTTTTTGTTTGGAGACCGTAATGAGATACGCATTTTTATTGCTGGCGCTAGTGGGTTGCAGCCACTTCACCGAAACAAAACTTACCGAACAAGAGCTGATTATGGATAAGCAAATCCAGCCGATGGGCAGAAATGAGGTGATAGACGCAATCAAACAATGTGAAAAGAATGGCCTCAGAGCCATCACGATTTACGGTAAACGCAAGATCAATGGTTTTACCGCCGAGACACTGGTGGATGTGACCTGTGGCCCAAAATTTTATTAAGGAGACAACATGAAACAAATTGCAACCGCACTGGTCAAAGCACAAAAAGCCTTTGGCCCTGCCCTTAAATCTTCCACTAACCCGCATTTCAAGTCGCGCTATGCTGATTTGTCTGCTTGCGTAGAGGCGGTCATTGATGCGCTAAATGACAATGGAATTGCTTTGGTGCAGAAATCCTATGACTGCGTAGATGGCATCATGATTGAAACTGTGTTTGTGCATGAATCGGGCGAAATGCTTGAAACTGGCATTTTGCGATTTCCAATTATGAAAAACGATCCCCAAGGCGCGATGGCGTGTTTGACCTATGCCCGCCGAGGGTCGCTTATGGCTGCCTGCGGTATTGCCCCAGAGGATGACGATGGCAACAGCGCCAGCCGCAAGACCGAAATCAAATCCACGGTCAACGAAAACCAAATCCTTGACTTGATGGCGGCAATGGATGAAGTTTCCACGCTTAAAGAGCTTCAGGAAGCCTACAAAGCGGCGTACAAGGCCACAAACGGCGAGCAAGCATGGCAGGCTAAGGTCATTGCCAAAAAAGACTCTAAAAAGGCGCAATTAGAAGCCACATTGTCTAAGGAGTTAGCCAAATGAATGAAGCAGCATTTTCAAACCCGCATTTGCGAGATGGATCAGGCATGACATTGCGTGACTACTTTGCGGCTAAAGCTATGCAAGCAATCATTGCTGGAAACATTACTGGCAAAAAATGCGAAGATCGATCATGGCTTGAAGCAGACCAATGGGCTCCCAATGTTTCCTACGAAATAGCAGACGCAATGCTAAAAGCGAGGAAAGCATAATGGAACAACGCACAGAAGAATGGTTTGCCGCCAGATGCGGTAAGGTCACCGCAAGCCGTGTGGCAGACATCATTGCCAAAACCAAATTAGGGCCAAGCGCCAGCCGCGAAAACTACCTTGCCCAATTGGTTTGTGAGCGCATGACCGGCAAACCTGCCGAGTCTTACAGCAACGCAGCCATGCAACATGGCACAGACACCGAGCCGTTTGCCAGAGCCGCGTATGAGGCCAGAATGGACATCTTAGTAACCGAGGTGGGGTTTATAGACCACCCTTGGATCACAATGTCTGGTGCGTCTCCTGACGGTTTGGCTAATGAGGGCATGGTGGAGATCAAATGCCCAAACACTGCCACGCATATTCAGACCCTGTTAGACCGCAAAGTACCTGAGAAATACATTACGCAAATGATGTGGCAAATGGCTTGTGCCGACCGCCCTTGGTGCGACTTTGTAAGTTTTGATCCTCGGCTGCCCGAGAGACATCAGCTATTCATCAAGCGCATTAACTATGACCCCGAAATGGTTAATTTGCTTGAGAATTCAGTCATCCAGTTTTTGGGTGATGTAGATTTAAAAATCCAACAATTAGAAAGCCTCCCATGAAGAAAATCAAAAACATCGTTGTCATCACTGGCACATACACCAACAAAGACGGTCAAGAAAAGAAACGCTACCAAACCATTGGTAGTTTGTTTGAAGACGGTGAAAATTTTAAAATTAAGTTAGACACCGTACCCTTGGTAGAGGGTGGCTGGAATGGGTGGGCAAATTGCTATGACTTGGAGGAAAAGACAAATAAGGAGAGCCGAGATGACATCCCTTTTTAAACGCGCACGGTCGCTTGACCCAGTGACTAGCCATGCCGCAGCCGACCAGTTTAAATCTAGCGATTTGCACTTTAAATTAATTATGCATTGTCTTGAGCGTTTTGGGCCAATGGGTAAAGATGGCATTGCTTATTTGAGTGGTCTAGATAGCAATCAAGTGGCAAGGCGTTTACCTGAAATGGCGCGGCTTGGCATGGTTGAGCTAACTGGACACACCACCAAATCAAAGTCTGGCAGGGCAGAGCGTGAATGGCAATTTACGCCTGTCCAGCGGGAGTTGATATGACACAAGATGAAATTATTTGTTTTGCAATTCAGTGCCGCCTTGTAACAACAGGCAATCGTGATGGGTTATACATGGACGCATTAACAGAATTTGCCAAACTTGTAGCCGCCAAGGAAAGAGAAGCCTGTGCAAAGGTGTGTGATGAACTGCCAGAACCAAACATCTACAGTGATTCATATATAGGAATGTGGGACATAACTTCTTTGGCGTGTGGTGATGCCATCAGAGCCAGAG